ATACTGCAGAATTTGTAATCCGTCCAAAAACATCAAACGGATCTGCTTATGATTTAACAGACTACACTGCAACATTTACTATTGCAAATAGACGTGGATCTACAGGAACTCAATATGTAGCAGCAGCTGTAGCAAATGCTACAACAGACATTATTACTTGCACAATTACTCCAGCTGTTGGAAGGACTCTTGCTGCTGGCACATATGTTTATGATGTTCAAATTACTAATGCCATTCCAAACCCAGATGTTATTTTAACTGTATTGACTGGATCAATTACTGTAACTGACGATATTACTGGTGCCGTGTAATGCCAGATGTATTATTAAGCAATGATGATGTTACTGTTTTAGGTCCACCAGAAATTGTTGAAGTATTAGTTGATATTGGTCCAACTGGAACTCGTGGCAGTCAAGTTTTTGCGGGTATCGGAAATCCAAATGATATTGAAATTGGGCAAACCCCAATATTAAATGATCTATATATAAATGCTTCACCAGGAGACGACTATGCATACATGTATCAGTATGTATCTCAACCTGGCGGAAATACATGGATTCCATTGCTATCTGTTAACCCAACTATTTATTCAGAAAATCATTTAACTACATTTACATCTGGAACGGCAGAAATAGTTATACCAGTTGCAAATATTATTGATATTACTGGAACTCCATTGTCTGCTGATAATTTCAGTGTTCAATATAGTATTGCTCATGATAATCCAATAGCATCATCTATGACTATTCCAGCACTTGATATTGATTCTGGTGCAGGTGGGGACAATCTTATAATTAATTTAAAAGCAGTAGAACACAGAACCGATGTAGATTCTGGCCCATATGGAGATTGGGCACTTTTAAATGCTGAAGTTGTAACTCATATCTTTATATCAATTCTAGCAATTCAAGAGTCATAATATGTATACTTATGATATAATTTCTAAAGAGGTGATTTGATGGCAGTTGAGAGTATTGGAACCCTGGTTCCAACAAAAATTCCAGGGTATACAGATGCCGCTGATATTCAAGCAGCACTACGTGCCTATCACTATGGGTCATATACTTTTGATACTGCAGAAACAAATACTGCAAACCTAATAAACCCATCTATTGCATATACAATTAATGATCTTCAAGAACAAATAGATAACGTTGATATTTCTGCAGCAGTTGCAAAAGCTGATTTTAATGCTAAAGGAGATCTTCTTAGCGCATCTGCAAATGATACACCACTTATATTAACCGCAGGCGCAAATGGAAGAATCTTAACTACTAATAGTGCCACCGCAACAGGTCTTGAATGGTCAGATTCTATATTGTCTCCAAACCTAACATTATCTACAACATCTTCTACAACAGATGCAAGAATTTCTTGGGATACAACAAATAAAAAGATTCAAGTAGGAAATGCAACGGCAGCAATAGACTTTGCTCCATCAACATTAGTTACAAATGCCCAAGCTGCATCATATACATTAGTATTAACAGATAAAGATAAGTTAGTGGAAATAAGTAATGCTTCTGCTAACAACTTAACTGTTCCATTAAATTCATCAGTAGCGTATCCAATTGGCTCTCAAATTAATATTTTACAAACTGGAGTTGGACAAACAACTGTAGTAGCAACTAGCGGGGTAACTATAAATGCAACTCCTGGTTTAAAGTTAAGAGCGCAATGGTCATCTGCTACATTAATTAAACGTGCAGAAAATACTTGGGTTCTTATTGGAGATTTGGTTGCATAGTGCCAATAATTCCAGGGGTGTCAGCATCTTCTGACGGACGTCAACCAACAGCACCAATTATAGGAACTGCAAGTGCAGGAGATACATCTGCAAGTGTTCCATTTACAGAACCAACATATTTAGGAAAACCATCAACAAATAATTTATATATAGCAACATCTACCCCAAGTTCAATTACAGGATCTTCTGCAACATCACCAATCACTGTTTCTGGATTAGCAAATGGAACATCATATACATTTACCGTAACAGCACAAACAAGAAATTCTGATAATAGTGTTATTGCAACATCCATTGCTTCTTCTGCTTCTAATTCTGTTACTCCAGCTACCGTTGCCCCACCATTCTTCCCGTTCTTCCCATTCTTCCCACCGTTCTTCCCGTTCTTCCCACCGTTCTTCCCATTCTTCCCACCATTCTTCCCATTCTTCCCACCTCAATTCCCTCCATTCTTTGGATTCTAAAAACTTTATTAAATTTTAGGTTTGTGGTATGATTATATAAAGGGGGCATTTATGAATGATGAAAATTCAAATCAATGGTTTACAAAAGACAGGTCTGAAACATCAAGTAATAGAGTAAATAAAAAGTCTTTAGACAATGGTATATTAGTTGAAAATCTAGCATTAGGTGTTAATGTTTATCAAAATGTATTTTCATTAGAAGATTCTAAAAAATATATAAACACTTTAGAATCAAATTTGAGTCAAGGCAAAGAATACAATTGGTCAGAAGCCCAGGTAACAAACTCTACAATTCCAATTAAAAAAGCAAGGGATTGTGTAGACTTTAAGTATAAACAAGAAAATTTAGGTCCAAGAAATGAAAACAATGCAGAGCTTATAGATCTTCATCAAGAGATATACGAAAAGTTAAAATACTGCGTAGATGACTATGCTGCATACTGGGGAATAAATGTAACATACTATGAAGCATTTAATTTTGTTAAGTATGAAGGAAAGGGATCTCACTTCAACATTCATGCAGACCATGGACCAGCATATAATTGCACCGTATCAGCTGTAGTATATATTAATGATGACTATGAAGGTGGAGAGTTAAAATTTCCAAGGTTAGACAACCTTGTATATAAACCAAAGGTTGGAGACATAGTTCTTTGTCCATCAAACTATATCTATGAACATGCATCCCTTCCAATAAAATCTGGAACAAAGTATTGTGTTGTAGTTATGACAGATATTAATGAATTAGGTCACAAACAACATGGTTAAAAAATTTGATATATCTTTAAATTTAATCAAATTTATATCTTATAGGCCATGGCTAAATAAAGAAAGTATGTCGGCTCCAAGTCCAACTCAAGATGCTATTCCAAAATGGTATAAAGAAGCTGATAGGTTTGCTAAAAACCCAATTACAGATGAATACTATGATGCTCCATCAACAATATGTCCATTTCCAAAAGAGGGAACAGAAAATGATTATGGAAAGATACCAACTTGGAAAGCATGTCCAGCTATACTAGATGGATTTACAAGTGGCTATATATTGAAAACACCTTGTGATATTACTTTTTTTAAAAATGATGGTGGAACTATTGATGTTAAAATATTAGATCCAAGGTATCAAGATTTTTGTGGAAAAAGACCTCCAATGCCACAATTTGAACATCCTTATGGATTTTATAAAGATCATTTTGCTTGGTATCCAGATTGGGCTATAGAGTTACCAGAAGGATATAGTGCTATTTTTATGTCTCCAATGAATAGATTTGATCTTCCATTTTTAAATACAACGGGTGTTGTAGATGTGGATAAGGTTAATTTATTAGGAACGTTTCCATTTTTTATTCCAGAAGGATGGGAAGGAACTATTCCTGGTGGAACACCATACATGCAAATCTTGCCTTTTAAAAGAGAAGGTTGGCAACAAGAAATACACATTCAACAAGAAAAAGAAATTTATGATAAAATGGTAGAGAACATGAAGTTTTATCGTCAACCAGACGGCGGTATTTATAAAAATAAAGTTTGGTCTAAAAGAGACTATAAATAAGGGGAATAAAATGCAAACTTGGACAGAAAAGCAAGATCTAGGTAATGGAATTTTTTTATATAAAAATGTTATAAAAAAAGAATTTGATGTTATTAATAGACTAGAAAATGTTTTAGGAGAAATTGCACCAATTGGAGAATTATCAAAAGATGGAAAGAAATACCACTGGAATCCAGCATATGTAGGTTATAAAGAGCTTATGCCATTATACAGGGACTGTTCAGATTTTAAGTTTAAAAAAACTGATATACAACAAGATTTAGATCCCGATTCTGCAGCTCTTCAAGCACTGTGGCAAGATGTTTATGATGCACAGTTTCAAGCAGTTGAAGACTATAGAGCACATCACAACATTATGGATTTAAAGTATTGGGAAGCCTTTAACTTTATTAAATATGGTCCAGGACAACACTTCCAAGAACATCACGACCACGGTTTTTCATATAACTGCACAGTTTCATTGGTAGCCTATGTAAACGATGATTATGAAGGTGGAGAGTTATACTTTAGACTACAAAATTTAAATATTAAACCAGAAGCAGGAGACTTGTTTATATTTCCTTCTAATTTCATGTATCCACACAGGGCAATGCCAGTTCATTCTGGAACAAAATACTCTATTGTCACTATGTTAGATTACAACAAAAAGTTTCATACTCCAGAAATGTATCGTGCAGACGAAGACTAATGCTAAACATATCAGTTGAAAAAAAAACAGAATCTGTAATCAATATATCTCCCATGTCTATAAAAAGAGATTGGATGGACCTTACTCCAGAAAAACATGCATATAGGTGTTTTCCAGTTACTCAAGCCAATATGGTTGGCTGGAGTTTGTCTTGCACACAAGACATTGAATTTGTCTGGAATGGAATAAATGATACAAGTTCTGAAAATATTAATATCCTTAGTAAAAAGGATTTTCTTTATACTGGAAGAGGTCAGGCAACAGTAAGCATAGTAACTGGCCTAGTGTTTAGAACTGATGAAAATATTAGCATGTTAACAATAAATCCTATTAATTATTTTAATGATGATTTTGAAGTTGTGTCATCTTTGATTAGCACTTCTTGGCTTGATACAGATTTTCCAATAGCCATAAAAGCTAAATCTCCAAATAAAAATATTTTAATAAAAGCTAATACTCCTATTGCACAAATTATTCCAATATCACTTACTGAAATGAATAATACATCGATTAATATTGTTGATTTTTCCGATCCAGGGGATATAAGACAAAAAAATATTAAATCTTACGGAGAAGGAGCACAAAAAATAAATTCTCAAGGACAATGGACAGATTGGTATAGAGATGCTGTAAATGAAAAAGGTGAAACCACTGGAAAACATGAAGCAAAAGTTTTAAAGCTTTTTGTTCAAGATAATACTAAAAATAGAAGCGGTGGTATAATTTAATTATGGCTGACTTAGATAATGTTGTAACAAGAAAACCCTCTAAAACACCTTCTGGCTGGTTTGGTAGTGGGAAAGAAATGATTGTTGAGTTAGAAAATTTTATGACTCAAGATGAAATAGAGTTTTTAGAAAATGCTGCAAAATCTATAACAATTTGGGATGTAACACAAAGCCATGTTAATGAAAATGGCACAGTGATATATGATTCAGATTACTGGAAAGATAGAGTTGCCACAACTCCAAGTTTAAATAAAAATGATCCTAAAATAGCACCAGTTATCACAGGGTTATTTAAAAGACTAGAGCCAATTATTGAAGATTTTTATAAAGTTAAAGTTATTCCAACTGGAGCAACAATAGTAAAATGGCTTCCAGGACAATATCAACATCCCCACGCAGATAAAGAGCTACATGAGGGGCCAGATGCTGGATTGCCAAATGATTTTCCAAACTACGACCTTTCAAGTTTATTTTATTTAAACGAAGACTACGAGGGTGGCGAATTATATTTTCCAAACCAAGGGGTTCAGTTTAAACCCAAAGTTGGAGCTGCTTATTTTTTCCCAGGAGATATGCAATATATTCATGGAGTAACTGAAATAAAAAGTGGCATAAGATTTACGTGTCCATTTTTTTGGGAAATTACAGAACATACTGGAGATAAAAAGCCATGAATCTAAATGATAAAAAAAGAATCAATGAAGACCTAGTTGTTTATGAAAATTTTTTAACTGCCGAAGAGTCTGCTAAAATTATTCTAGCATTAGAAAAACAAGCAGAAAATCAAAAGATTTCATGGACCCCTATATCTTTTTATGAATCATATTCTTCAGTATTACCACAAGACAATGACCCAGAATTAGAAGAGGTTGGATTAACACCAACTGTATTTTCAGATATTAAAAATGGCATAATTAAAGCTGTAGCTTCTGTTCATAATACCCCCGAAGAAAAAATTTCTCAAATAGGATATCACACACAAAAATGGGAGCCAGGAGCATTTGCTCGTATTCATTCGGATAATACAGATGAGCATGGAAATTTCGGAGCATTTGAAAGAAGTAGATATGCAGCATTTCTATATCTTAATGACAATTTTGAAGGTGGTCTATTAAAGTTCCCAGATAGAAATGTTGAGCTATCTCCAAAAGTTGGAATGCTTGCAGCATTTAATGGTAGCCACAACAACATGCATGAAGTAAGTATAATAACTAAAGGAATTAGGTATACACTGGGGTCTTTTTGGGATGATAGAGAAGAATCAGATTATCCAGAAGAACTAAGGGCTGCATGGAAAGAAGAGATGGACAAAGTTAGAGCTGCTCAAAAAATTGAAAAAGAAGAATGGCAAAATCTTCTTAAAGAAGGATATAAGTTAGACGAAAGTGGAAATAAATATAGCATAGAAGAGTTAAAATAATATGAGTGCTTTTTTAGAAAAAGAACTAATTGAAAATAACTTTGAAATAAAAAAAATAGATGACAATGTTATATTAGTAAAAAATTTTATTTCTGAAAAAGAAATAGAAGATATTTTTAGTCTTATAGACAGTATCGGTGAAGAAGATTGGCGTATAGAATATTTAGGAAATTTAAAAAACTTTTGCCTTGAAAAATTTGGAAGAGATGATGTTGAAAATTTAGTAGCAGAAGGTAAATTTGAAATTACTCAAAACTGGGAAGATAAAAATTTTAATATACTAAATACTGAAATTCAATTAAAAATTTATAAAAGATTAGGAGATCTTGTAAAAAAAGCAGATCAGTCATTAGACCTTAGTGGTTTTGCAACTATTCAAAGAATGCAAGAGGGGGTAGAGTTAAAGCCACATACAGATCAAGATACAGACCCATCTATTAGACATGCTGCAATTCTTTATTTGAATGAAGAGTATTCAAAAGGAGAACTTTTCTTTTCTAATCATAATATAGAATTAAAGCCAAAACAAGGATCACTTCTTTTATTTCCAGGAACAAAAGACTATAACCACGGAGTAAGGCATGTTGGGCCAGGACCAATTAGATATGTTTTGGTGGGTTTTATAAAGGTTAAAAATTTTTATGAAAACAATAAATACTAAAAAGGAGATAATATGAATAAAGAAATTCTAGAAGAAAAGGTTTATTACTATACAAATGTAATAGAAGACCCCAAGGCACTTGTTGACGCAATTGAAAGTGATAATGCGGATGCGTGGGGAGAATGGGCAGCTTGCAGCGGACAACACTATGTATATGGAACAGATAAAAATATTTCTGCTTCAAATACAAATGATGAAAAAAACAACTACATCTATTCTACATTACAAAAAGCTTTTGATGATGTAGCAAAAGATTATGCAAAAGCACAGGGCATAACTGATGAGCCAAAACTTTTTCCTATGTATCCAATTAAAAAATATCAGGCTGGCACATATATGGGTGCTCATTTTGATCAACAAGAAGGAGATGATAGATTAAAGGTTTCTTTTGTTATGTATCTAAATGATAATTACGAGGGTGGAGAAATTTCTTTTACCATCGCATCCCCTGGAGGAATCCTACAAGAATCTTCTCCAAATCCAGATTTTGACCCAGCAGAAAAAGGTAAAAACTATACATTTGCTATAAAACCAAAGGCAGGAAGTATTATTGTATTTCCACCATCACCACCATATCACCATACCGCACATTTGGTTAAAAGTGGATTTAAATATATGGTTCCACAACACTGGATTCACTAATATTATAAGATTGGTAAAATTAAAATGAAAAAAGAAATTTTAGAAGAAAAAGTATATTATTACCCAGATGGAGTAAAGAATTTTACAGAGCTAATG